TTACTCGCCGGCCGGGCCGGCACCAGGCACGGGCTCGTCGTCGTCGTGGGCGTTCGCGTTCAAGACATCGGCGAATTCGCCCTCGAATTCGTCGTCGGCCATGCCCATCACGCGGTCATGCACGGTGCTGTCGAGCATGAGCGCGCCGCTGGCCTCGGCCTCGCTGTCGATCTGCGCCTGGAGCGCCGGGCTCGCGGGCGGCAGATCGCCCGCTTGCGCGTCGTCCTCGCGCATTTGCGCCAGGAGACGCCGCTCCTCGGCCGAGAGATTCGCTGCCACCGCCATGTCAGTCGACCTCGATCATCCGAAAATGGACCTCGCCGCCGCCCTTGTCCTCGCGCTCCAGCACCTTGAAGCGGGTGCCGGCCCGGAACAGGACCTCATTCTCGACCTCATGCCCCGAGTAGCGCTCGATCAGCTTACCACGCTTCGAGGATATGGTGAATCGATGGGGCTTTGAAAAGCCGTGGCCGGTCGAGGTGCTGGTGAACGCCTTGTAAGTCACGATCTCGCCGACCTGGTGCGCGGCGAGCACGTCATCGGGCAGGACCGTTCCGCGCCTCACGGTGCCGACATGATCGGGCAGGCGATCGAGGGCGGCGTTCACGGTGTCGCGATAGTCGCGCACGTCGGCGACCTGCGCCGGGTCCTTCGACCGCAGGCCGGGATTGACGCGATGATAACTCCAGCGCGAGCTTTCGGTCGTGTAGGCATAGACGCCCGTGAGCTCGGGGTCGGTCATTCCATGGCGCGGCGTCGAGCCTGTCTTTCGCACGGCATTGCGCCGGAACGTCTGGTAATCCCGCCCCATCCAATCCCTGAAACGCACCTCGAATGCGGGCAGGTCCTTGTCGGCCGCCGCCTTGTTGCGCAAGGCCCTGCGGATGCGCGGCGCGGTCTGCGTTTCGAGGGCGCGCGCGCGCTTGAGCATGGCCTCCAGGATGGCGGCGCGATCGGCCGCCTTGATGCCCGCGACCTCGGGCACCAGGCTCTCGAATTGCCGGGTGCGCAAGCGCAGCTTGCCGATGGCGGCGATCTGATTCAGCGCCTTGCGGCCGAGCTCGTCGGCGCTGCTCAGGCCGGCCTTGTCGAAGATGCGGGCGTAGTGGCGATTGACGCTGGCGTCCGCGAAGCCCTCCCACTCGGTAATCTTGCCAAGGGCCTCGGGCCGCTTGCGCCCGGCCTGCGCACGGAACAGGAGGGCGCCGCCCTGGTCGATCCGCACGACGCCGGTGCGGCTCTTGGCGAGCGCCACCACGTTGTCGAGGCCGGACCCCACCGCGTCCCAATTGGCGAGCCAAACGTCGGCGGCGTAGCCGCGCAGCACCGCCTGCGCGCGGCCCTTGGTGAGCCTGCGCGCGGAGCCCAGGGTGCCGACGTTCTCGACCAGATCGCTCGCGATGCCGACGATCCGGCCCTCGTCACGCACCAGGGCGGAGACCGGCGCGTCGAGGCCGAGCTCGCGATAGGCGCGATTCGCGACGGCCTCGCCATAGGCCTGCGCCGGATCGTCGTAGAATTTGACGTAGCGAGTGACGCCATCGGCGCCGAGGAAGGTGCCGCCGGGATTGCTCCCGAGCTGTCCGCTCAAGCGCTCGCGCGTGGCGTCCGCGCGCGTGAGCTCGGGCATGGCCTTCGGGTCGGTCGCCCGCAGCGGCGCGGCCGCGCCGAGCCTGCCGACGTTGTGCGCGAAGCCGGGGTCTATCCCGACCGGCACCTCGACCGTCTCGCCGGTGCGCTTGTTGGTCCAGGGCCGCGTGGTCTCCGATCCCGCCGGCGGCCCATCGGAGGGCGTGAAGCCGAAGGCCTCAAGATCGCCGTCGTCGAGCTGCTGCACGAGGCACCGGCAGCGCCAGCCGTTCGGCGGATAGTGCGTTTCCCACCAGGGATCGTCCCACCGCAGGATCGTTCCGTGCCAGGCGGCGTGATCGGGCCGGGTGCGCGCGTCGAGCACCGAGACATAGCGGAGCCAGGGGCGCTCGGCCGCGACGCGCTCGATCCGCTCCCAATGCCCGCGCGCGTGCGCCATGCGCAAGTTCGTGTCGAAGATGATGCGCAGCCGGCGCGGGCTGCCGAGCTGGACCTCGCGAAACTTGCCGGTGAGCGGGTCCAGCATTTGCTTGCGGCCCCACCAGCCCTTCGCCTGGAGCGTCGGCTCCAGGCGCGCGCGGAATTGGCGGAAGGTCTCGCCCTTCGCCAGCGCCGCGTCCACCGCGCCCCGGATGTCCTGGAGGATGTCCTGCTGCATCGCCTTGGCGACGGTGAAGGAGCGCAGGTGTTGGGCGGCGTCGGTATCCCGCCAGTCGAAGCCGACGTGAAAGCCCTTCGCGCGGAAGTGCTCGACCGCCTCGACCGCCGGCACCTTGAGAATTTCGGGGGCGGGCATGGCGCCCTACTCGTCAACGAGTCCGGCCCGCCCGGATAGCGCCGCGCTGAATCCCATGCGGTGAAGGGTCTCGACCAGGGGCTCGTCGTCCATCGCGGCGAGCAAGTCAGGCAGCCGCGCGCGGAAGTCCTCAAGCTTGTCGCCGCGCTCCAGCGCCTCGCCGGCGGCCGTCAAGATCGGCTCGATCACGGGCGCCATCATCGGCTCCCAATCCTCGGCGACCATGCGGGCGACCGCCCGGTCTATGGTGTCGCCCGCGCGCCCGCGCGCGAGCGCGTAGAGCGCGGCGGCGAGCGTGGCCTGATCGTCGCCGGGCTGCGGCTCCTCGTCCGTGTCGTCGTCGCCCTCGTCGCCGGGCGCGCCCGGCGCCTCGTCGTGCTCCTGCGCGCCGGACGGCGCGGGCGGCTTCGGCGCGGCTTCCCACTCGCCGCCGTAGACCTCCTCGATATGCGCCAGCGTGGGCCGCAGCCCGGTCGTGCGGGCGATGGTTTCCTCGCGTGTCGCGCGGGCGTCGAGGTCTTCGGGCGGTGAAGTGTCGCGGCGGATGCGCGGGAAGGCGGCACCCTGGAAATTCCAGACCGTGAGCCAGCGGGCGATCGAGCAATTGAGCGCGTTGTCGAGCAGCCGGCAGTCGGAGGCCACGGTCTCGTCGCGCACGTCCTTTTGCACTTCCGCCGTGCCGCGCCACGGCCCCTGATCCGTGGTGGACGATTGCCCGAGGATCGTCGTCGTCAGCAGGCGATCGAGGTAGCCGATGAATTGCTCGAAGTCGCCGCCGGCGCGGCGCGCGCTTTCAACGATCTCGATCTCCTGCCCTTCGGGCAGCGTCACGCCCGCGCTGGTGGCATAGGCGTGCACCAGGTCCAGGAGCTCGGCCTTTTGCCCTGCCGACGCGTTCGGCGGGTACTTGCCGACCACCGAGGGCGCGCCGAATTTCTCGAGCGAGACCGACCAGAATTTGAGGCCGTGGCGCTTGAGCCAGACCGGCCAGAAGCACCAGCGCGCGAGGCCCGGCCCGTGCGGCAGGTCGCCGTGCTCGCCCGGCCTGGCGAGCACCACGAATTTGCCGTGCGGCAATTCCTCGCCGTGCGGGTCCCGCTCGGTGCGCAGGAGCGGCAACCCTTCGGGCGACCAGCGGAAGCGGTCGGGCGCGCGCACGATCAGATTGCCCAGGGCGATGCGGCTTTCCTCGCGCTGCCAGATCGCCTCGGCCACGGCGTAGCCGTACCAGACGCCGTGCAGGAGTTGCCGGCAGATCGCGTCGAAGTCGATGGCGTTGAGCTGCGTCTCCAGGTCCTCGGCCGCCTGGCGGTCGCGGTCCTCCTCGCCGCCGGCCTCGACCGCCCACGGCCGCGAGATCGCGGCGTCGAGACGCTGATCGAGGGCGGCCTGGCAGCGCTCGTCGCGCAGCGTGGTGCGGTAGACGCGCAGCGAGGTGCTGTCGTCGCGCCATGAATCGGCATAGCGCGAGGGCTGCCTCGGGTCCGCCGGGAGCTCGCCGATGTACTGTTGCAGCCGCCCGGCGATGCTGGAGGCGGCGACCTCGCCGCCAGGCGGGGCCGCCGGGTCGCGCTCGCGCCCGCCGGGCAAGAGCCGCCTGAGCCGTGCGCCGATCGCCATTAGTAAAGCCCTCCGAGCCCGGCGCCCGCGCCGCGCACGATGCCCCGTTGATAGTCGAGCCGCTGCTCGCGCCCGCCTCGCCCCATGTCGCCGATCCCGGCGTCGAAGGCGACGGCCTCGCGCGGGCCGACGCTCGCGCCCTCGATCGGACCCCGGCCGGATGCGGCGGCGGCGCAGGCCAGCGCGATCGCCCAGAAGCGATCGGCGTGGCCGTCGGTGTCGCCCCGCTCGGTGAGCAGGCGCGGCGCCCCGGTCGGCCCGCTTTCGGTTCGGATCGAGTGGAGATCGCGGCGCAACGCGTCGTCGGGCGGGATGCGCAGGCGCCGGTCCTCGGCCGCCTCGCGCAATGCCGTCGCCACGTCGAGCCGGCGCGGCCCGCTCATAATCACGCCCTCGACGGTGTGCGTGCCGTGGTCATCCTGCCATTGCTCCACCACCGCCTCGCCCATCCCGGTCTGATCGACGGCGATGCGCGAGGGCCGATAGCGCGCCGCGAGCCGGGCCACGATGGCGCGCTGCTCGCTAAAGGGGATGCCCTGCTCGACGACGAGCTCGCGCAGCCAGAGCACGTCGCCCAGGCGCTCGATCACGGCGGCAACCCACAGGTCGCGCCGGCGCGCCACGTCGACGCCGATATAGGTGACGCCATTCGCGAAGCCGGCAGGCTCGCCTGCGGCCGCGTCCTCCAGCGCGCGGATCACCTCCCACGCGAGCCAGGCGCCGGCGCCGCTGGCCGGCTCGCAATCCAGCTCCTCGCCCGCGTGCACGCCGTACTCGGCGCGCAGGTCCGCTTGCCATTGCGCCTCGGCCCCGGCCGACCAGGTGCGGCCCGAGACCTCGCAAATGCGGCGGTAGAGCCCGTCGGCCAGCGCCTCGGCCAGCGTGACGCGGTGAAGCGAGCCCGGCTGCACGCCGTCGCGGATGTCGCGGCAGAGGGCGGCGAAGGCATTGGCCTCGCCGTTGTGCGTGCTGATGATGTGGGCGCGGCCGCCCCAAACGCGGAAGGCGAGCGCCGCCTTCAACACCTCGCCGAGATTGTCGACGAAGGCCGCCTCGTCCACGATCGCGAGATCGCCGGGCTTGCCCTTGGAGCGGAAGGCGCGCGGCGCGCTGGTCATGGCGACGATCTCGCGCCCCGACGCGAGCTCGACGCGGAACGCCTTGATGGCCTTGTCGCCTTCCTCGATCACCACCTCGCCGACGGCCTGGGTGCCGGCGTCCAACACCCGCGCCCACCCGGCGCAGTCGTCGATAAACCCGCGCGTCATGTCCTGATTGTAGGCCTGATAATAGGCATTGCCGGCGTCGTCGACGCCGGCGTGCATCACCGCGTTGTAAGCCTCGGCCCACGAGATGCCGATGCGGCGCGATTTCTCGATCACCTTGAGTCCGGCCCGGTCGCGGGTCCAGCGCTTTTGATAGGGCAGGAGCTCGCGCTTCATTCCGGCGCGCCCTCGATCGCGGCGCGGATGGCGGCGGCGGTCTCGGGTGAGACCTTGCGCTTGCGCATGACCTTGCCGGCGTCCTTCGCGGCCTCGGCCCGCCCCTTGCGCCGCTCGGCGCGGATCGCGGTCTGCGCCCGCGCGGTCTCGGCCAGGGCGCGCGCGGCGCCGGCGAGCTCCTTCAGATCGCCCTCCTCGGCCGCCATCATCAATTCGAATATGCGCTCCTGCGCCATGCGCAGCGAGGCGTCGGCGACGGCGCCGGCGTCGTCGGGTGCGGCGGCGACCAGCGCCTCGGCCTGCTCGGTGGCGAGGCGCAGCGCCTCGATCCGCCGCTCCAGCCTGGAGCCGTGCGCGGCGAGCGCCGACTTGCCGATCGTGAAGCCGCGCTCGGCCAGCCATTCGGACAAGGCGACATAGCCGCCGAAGCCCTCGGCGATCAGGCGGCCGTCGAGCTCCTGGCGGACCTCGGCGGGGAGCTGCGCCACCTTGGAGCGCTGCGGCACGTCAACCGGCGTGCGGATCGAGCAGCGGCGGGCGCGTGATGCCAGGCTGCGCTTCGATCTCGTAGTCCACGAAGTCCCTGCCGTGGCGCGTGAGCTTGGCCCGCCAGGGATGGACCTGCGAGCGCTCGATCTCGACCAGCTTGCGCCGCTCCAGGTAATCAAGCTCGGTGCGCACCCGGTCCATGGCGACGCCGATGTATTCGGCGCGGCAGACATCGAGGCACATCTTGTCGGTCGCGCCCACGTGGCCACCGCACATCAGCGTGCGCAGGATTGACCAGCGCATCCCGGCGATGTGGGCTTGGCTCAGGCTGTCCCTCATTGGCGCGCTCCGATCCGTTCCTCCAGCCGGCCGAGCATGACGCTATGGCTTTCCAGCAGACCGATCATCCGGCTTTGATTCGTGATGTAGTCGTCGCGCCGCACATAGTTCTCGGCCATGCAAAGGCGCAGGTTCGCGATCTCCGATTCGAGCGCCGCGACGCGGCC